AGGTCATCGCGTGAGGCGAGGGGAAACACAATTTTTCAGAATCACTAGCAAACACAGATAGATAACGCCATGACCACCCCAGCACCTACCCCGATTGATGCCCTACTTTGGACGGCCACCCGCTACAGCGACGTGCTCGGCGTAGACCGGCGCAAGACCGCCCAACTGCTGGAAAAGCTCCCGTCCACGATCCACAACGGCGTTCGGGTCTGGCATATCCGCGACGCGCTCCAGCTCAAGGACGAATCCGCCAAGAAAAACCCCAACGACATGGAGCCGAAAGACGCCCTCGACTACTACCGGGCGCAACGCGAAAAAATCAAACTCGCTGAAGACATCCGCAAGATGATCCCCGCCGCCGATATTGAGCGGGTCATCAGCGAAGCGTTCAAGGTCCTGGCGCAAAGTCTCGATGCGCTCCCGGACGCCCTGGAACGCGACTGTGGGTTGACCCCGCTGGCGGTGAGCGCCGCTCAGCGCAGCGTGGACGCCATGCGCGAAACCCTCTACGCCAATCTGACCGCCGCCCTGACCGCCACTCATGGCTAACCCTGCCTCCTGTGCCGACATTGCGCTCGGCGCGGTGGAAATCCTCCGCCCGCCCCGGCGCATTCCGGTCGCGGATGCCGTGGAGGCTGGCATGGTGGTCTACGGCAGCAACGAAATCTGGAATCGCAGCCGGACGCCCTACATGGTCGCGCCAATGAACGCCCTGACCAACCGGCAACTGGAAGGCGTCATCTTCGTCGGTCCATCCCGCAGCGGCAAAAGCGCCGCGCTCGTGGAAGGGTTTCTGTACTACACAGTCACTTGCGATCCGGGCGATTTCCACGTCATTCACATGACCCAGACCACCGCCCAACACTACAGCCGGACCCGCATCGAAAGCCTCAACCGGCTCTCCCCGCTGCTCCGCGAGCGCCTGTCGCCCTACGCCAATGACGACAACGTCTACGCCAAGCGCTATCGCAGCGGGATGAACCTGACCATTGGCTGGCCGTCCATCACCCAGCTCTCCAGTTTCGATTTCCGCTACGTCGCGCTCACCGATTACGACCGCTACCCGGATGACGTGGGCCACGAGGGCGACGTGTTCACCCCGGCCCGCAAACGCACCCAGACCTTTATGAGCGCCGGGCGGGTTCTGGTCGAATCCAGCCCCGGCAAAGTGCTGAACGACGCCAAATGGCAGCCGAGCAACGCCCACGAAGGCCCGCCCTGTGGCGGCATTTTCGCCCTGTACAACCAGGGCGACCGGCACCGCTGGTACTGGCCCTGCCCGCACTGCCACGAGTTTTTCACCGCCGCACCCAGCCCGGAGGCGTTCACCGTCGTGGACGGACACGCCGCTCTGATCTGCACCGTCTGCGGATCGACGATAAACGCCAAGCACAAGCCGGCCCTGAACGCCGCTGGGGCGTGGCTGGCCGACGGGCAAACCATCGCCGCTGACCGGACGATCAGCGGCGATGCGCCCATCAGCACCCTGGCCTCGTTCTGGCTAACCGGCCCCGCCGCTGCCTACCAGAGTTGGGATAGCCTGCTGCAACGCTACAAACAGGCCTATTCGACGCTGGAGCGCACCGGCGACGAAAAGCCGATGCAGGCCCTGATTACTACCGATTTCGGGACCGCCTATCGCCCACGCAACCTGAACGTAGTGCGCGATGGCCGGGTACTCGCCAGCCGCGCCGAATCCGGCGACAAGCGCACCATCCCAGCAGGCGTTTGCTACCTGACCGCGGCGGTAGACGTGCAGAAGGATCGGTTCGTGGTGCAGGTGATGGGCTGGGGCATGGGCGGCGAACGCTGGCTGATTGACCGCTACAACCTGCGCTGGTCGCGGCGGCTGGGCGGCAACGGCGAACCGGAGCCGATTGACCCGGCCCGCCAGCTCCAGGACTGGGCGCTGCTGCTCGACCAAGTGGTCTGCAAGCCCTACCCGTTCGCCGCTGACCCCACAAGAGGGCTGATTCCGGTCGTCACGGCAGTGGACTCCGGCGGTAAAGCCGGTGTGACCGAACGCGCCTATAACTTTTGGAAACAGGCCCGTGCGGTCGGTCTGGGGGCGCGGGTCATGCTGATCAAGGGCGACGCCCGCAACACCGGCCCGCGCCTGACCCGGACCTTTCCCGACAGCACCGGACGCACTGACCGCAAGGCCAACGCGGCGGGCGAAGTGCCGGTCTGGCTGCTCAATACCCTGATTCTCAAAGACAGCCTGGCGGCGGATTTGGAGCGCACCGCCGCCGGTCCCGGCTACATCCATTTCCCCGACTGGCTCGGCCCGTGGTTTTACGACGAACTGGCGGCGGAAACTCGCACGGCAAAGGGGTGGCAGAACTTGAGCAATGACCGCAATGAGGCGTTTGACCTGTGCGTGTACTGCCACGCAGCGATGCTGCTGGTCCGGGGTGACGCCATCAACTGGGACAAACCGCCGGCCTGGGCGGACCCGATGCGGAGCGCGGTCGGGATTGCGCTGATCGGCGACGGCGAACCGGCCCCGGTTGCGCCCAACCCGAAACCAGTAGCGCCGAAACCGCGCCCGGTGCGGCGCGAGAGTGGGAGCTGGGGGTTATGAATCAAGCGCCAGTCAGGGCCGTTCGCCTCACCCTGAGAATTGAAGCCGACACGCGCAACGATTTAGTTTCTGCACTGATGAACTTTGCGACGCAAGTTGATCGTGAGGAGGTCACGACCGGCGTGAGCGGAGGCTCCAACAGTGGATGGGTTTATGAATTACTGGTTGATCCTACCCAAACACATGAAGCCTATTTTCAGCAATTAGATGCCTATTTGGAGGGCAAAAATAACGCAAAAAAATCAGCGGAAATTCTGAATAACGCCTAGCAGTATTACCAACCGGAGATTCTCATGAGCGATTTTGTAAACAGCGCCGACGACAACCGAACCATCAACAACGTCATGCGCCATGAATACCGTGTCCTGACCGATGCCGAAAAATCAGCCATGCAAGCCATCAAAGATAAGGGGTTGGAACTGCATAACCTCATCGAGAGTATCGGCCAATCCCGCGAACTCGCCTTGGCAAAAACTAAAACGGAAGAAGCGGTGATGTGGGCCGTAAAACATCTAACTCGTTAATTCTGCCTAGCGCCTGACCATGACCGATCCCGACCTGCTCACCGACGCCGGACTGTTGCTCAGTCAGCAGGGCGTGGCTGAGGGCGTCATTGAGCGGGTGATCAGCGAACTGCGGCGGCGCTACGGCGGCGACCGGCATTTCATCCCCAAGATTGACCGGGAGCGGCGCAACGCCGGAATCGCCGAAGATTTAGCGGCGGGTCTCCCGGTGAAAGCGGTCGCCGGTCGCCGACAATGCGCCCTGGCGACCGTGCGGCGGGTCAAAACTGAATGGCAGTTGTAATCAAAACTGCCTTATTTTGAGCGGGATAACCCGCTAATCTGACCGCGTCATCAATCTCGACGCCATCACCTTCACCTTCAGGAGAACCTTTATGGCTCCGTCCTAGTACGCCAGGGCGATTAGGCAATAAATGCCCCCTGACCCTATCCCGCCCCGCAAGGGGCTTTTTTTTGCCTCGCTCAAAATTGCCTTATTTTGAGCGCTCGCACTCCCTAACCTCGGCGCATCCTCATTCCACCGGATGCCCGCATGGCCTTCACTGCTGAACAGCTCGCCAACCTGGAAAAAGCCGCTGCTTCCGGGCAGCTCCGGGTGCAACTGGGCGATAAGGTCATCCAGTACCAGACCCTGACCGAGCTGATGGCCGTGATCCGCATGGCCCGCGCCGACCAAACCACCAGCAACAGCGACCCGTTGCGCTATCGCGTCGGGAGGTTCTGCGGTGGCTAATCCCATCCAGCGCATCGCCGGACTGTTCAGCGCCGGCGTTTCCGCACTGTACGAACTCAAGCCCCATCGCTCCAACACCGATAACCGCGACGGCAATGCCGCCGTGGCGATGGCCGGGGCCAGACCGCGCCATTACGCCCGGCACCTGGATCAAAATCACGATCTCATCAAGGGTGCGCTGGACCGCCTCTGCCAATTTATTGTCGGCCCGTCCGGTATCGGCATTGAACCGCAACCCCGCACCCTCACCGGCGAAGTGCACGCCGAATTTGCCGCCGAACTGCTGGAAGCCTGGAAGGACTGGTGCAAAAAGCCGGAAGTCACCTGGGAATACAACTGGGCCGCTTGCCAGCGCCTGTTGTGTCGCTCCTGGCTACGCGACGGCGAAGCCTTCGCAGCGCTAGTGCGTGGTCTGCGCCCCGATCTAAATCACGGCACCCGCGTCCCGTTCAGTTTGGAACTGCTGGAAGCCGACTACCTCGCGCTGGATTACACCGACACCCGCAACAACATCTTGCAGGGGGTCGAACGCAACGCCTGGAATCGCCCGATTGCCTATCACCTGTACAAGCAGCATCCCGGTATGCCCGGACGCGACAACCCAGCCCGCAAGCGCGTCCTGGCCGATACCCTGTTGCACCTGAAACTCACCGACCGAATCGGTCAGGTACGCGGCATGACGCAGCTCGCCAGCGTCCTGCAACGCATGAACGACATCTATGAGTACGAAAACGCCGAGCGCGTCGCCGCCCGCATTGCCGCCAGCCTGACCGGGGCGCTCAAAACCGACAACGCCATCAATTATCAGCCGTCCAGCGATACCGATCAGCCGCGCAATTTCGACCTCCAGCCCGGCATGATCTTGGACAACCTGCGCCCCGGCGAATCACTGGACATTTTCAGCAGCAACCGCCCATCGCCCACAGTAGAACCGTTCCGCAACGGCCAGCTCCGGGCCGCCGCCGCCGGTATCGGCCTGAGCTATTCCGCGCTCTCGCGGGATTACAACGGCACGTACAGCGCCCAGCGGCAGGAGCTGGTGGAGCAATTTGAAGCCTATCGGGTGATGAGCGGGTTATTTGTCGGCGCTATTTCCGCCCCGGTGTACGAAGATTTTGTCGCCCTGGCGATTCGCGGAACCGTCCGGGTTCCGGCCAATATCGACCGGCGAACCCTCGACGATGCGACCTATCAGTTACCCGCCATCCCCTGGATTGATCCTGCCAAAGAGGCGTCAGCCAACGGCGATATGCTCGCCAACTACCTGACCAGCCCGCAGGCGATTATCCGCGCCCGTGGCGGCAATCCGGATGAGGTCCTGAATAACTGGCAACGCTGGAATGACGCGATGAAAAAGCGCGGCCTGGAACCGCAAATCAAAAAACCGAACACCGATACGACCGCACCATCTACTCGCCAAGCTGATGCGTTCGTGCCCGCCTATTTAATGGACGGCTAACCTATGACCCAACCCTACTACCAGATCACCGCCCTCGGCCCGACCGCCGCTGAAATCTATCTCTACGGCCAAATCGGCGAATCGTACAGCGAGGAATCCGTCACTGCCCGCGCCCTGGTCGCCGAACTCGCCGCGCTCACCGGCAAGGCGCTGACCGTCTATATCAACTCGCCGGGCGGGTCGGTCATGGACGCCGCCGCGATTTACAGCGCCCTGAAACGCCACAACATGCCGGTGAGCATCATCGTAGACGGATGGGCATTGAGCGCTGCCAGCCTGATTGCGATGGCCGGCCAAAGTCTGACGATGGGCGTCGCCTCGCTGCTGATGCTGCATAACCCGTCTGCGGTGGCCTATGGCAATGCGGATGATCTGCGCAAAACCGCCGACGCCCTGGACGCTGTTCGCCAGACCATGATCAGCGTCTATGCCGCCAAGACCGGCGCCGACGAGGCGACCGTAATTGGCTGGATGGATGCTGAAACCTGGTTCGACGCCGACGCGGCCATTGCCGCCAAGTTGGCGGACAGCAAAGCCGAAACCACCGCCCGCCCCGCCCCAGCCCCAACCGCTCAATTTCGCAACATCCCGGCGGCCTATGCCGCGTATCTCCAACCACAGGACCCAGCCATGACTGACCCGATTCCCTCGCCGCCCGTCCCAGAACCGCCCGTGCCGCCCACCACGCCGCCGCCTGCGTCGCCTGCGCCCGAAGCCGCTTTCACTGCCGCTGACATCAAGGCGCAAATCAGCGCCGTGATTGCCGCCGAACGCCAGGCCGAACGCACTCGGCAGGCGGAGATCCGCGCCAGCTTCAAGACCTTTTTCGACAAGCTGCCGCTGCGGGCCAATGCCCTCAGCGTGCTGCAAGAGCAGGTATTGGCGGATGGGTCCAGCCCGCAGGAAGCCGATCACAAACTGCTGGAGCTGCTCGGTAGCTTCAGCGAACCGTTGGCCGCCGGCCAGGGCGCAACCGAATACACCGGCTCGATTGATCCGATGGCGGTGAGCGTCGCCGCCGCCGCCTACCAGCGCGAAATGAAGGCGTTGGGCCGCGCCGTCTCCATGACCGACGCGGTTGCCCACGTCATTAAGCAAGGGGCTGAATAATCATGAGCACGCTGATCAAGAACTACACCGCTGGCGCGGCCATCGCCGCCCACAGCCTCGTCAAGCTCTCCGCCGATAGCACGGTCATCCCCGCCGCCCTGGCGACCGACGCCATTGTCGGCGTAACCACCGACATCGCCGCCGCCAGCGGCGAACCGGTGGACGTGGTGCATCTGGGCCTCGCCTGGGTGAAAGCGGGCGGCGTGATTGCCCGTGGGGCGCTGTTCAGCAGCGACGCCGACGCCCTGGCCGCGACCGCCGCTGAAGATGACCGCGCCATCGGCATGGCGCTAGTCACGACCGCCGCGAACGACCTGTTCCCGGCGTTGATTTTCCCGTCCGGCGGAATCAGCGACAGCCAGGATGCGGTAGACAGCGTCACCATCACCGCCGCGCAACTCAAGGCGTTGAATACCGCGCCCATCACCCTGGTCGCCGCTCCCGGCGCCGGCAAGGCGCTGATGCTGCTGGATGCCGTGCTGTTCATGGACTACGCCACGACCGCCTATGACGGCATTGCCGCTGGCGAAGACCTGAATATCCGCTACACGAACGGTTCCGGTGCGCTGCTGGCGACGATTGAAACCACTGGGTTTCTGGACGCGACGGACGACGCTACCCGCTACGTGCAGCCGACCACAACCGCCGCCGTGACCCCGGTCGCCAATGCGCCGCTGGTGCTGTACATGGCGACCGGCGACATCGCCACCGGCGACAGCCCGCTGAAGGTTCGCGTCCGCTATCGCATCATTGATACCGCCTGGTAAGGATTAAGCTCATGGCTCACGCCCCGTTTCCGATTCAACCCGAACTCACTGCCATTGCCATTGGCTACCGCAATCCATTACTCATCGCTGATGATGTATTGCCCCGCGTCCCGGTCGGCAAGCAAGAGTTCAAGTACCTCAAATACAGTCTGGCGGATTCGTTCACGATTCCCGATACCCGCGTCGGTCGCACCTCCAAGCCGACCGAAGTCAGTTTTGGCGCGACGGAAATCACCGACTCTTGCGTGGGCTATGGCCTGGATGACCCGATTCCACAAGCCGACATCGACAACGCCCCGCCCAACTACAACCCGCTGGGCCGCGCCACTGAGGTATTGACCGACCTGTTGTTGCTGGATCGTGAGCAGCGTACCGCCAATCTGGTGTTCAACACCGCCAGCTATACCGCCAGCACCAACCGTACACAGTTATCGGGCACGGCGCAGTTTTCCGACTACGCCAACTCCAACCCGATCACGGCATTTCTGACCGGGTTGGATGCCTGCGTGATGCGCCCGAACATCCTGATCCTGGGTCAAGCCGTTTGGTCGAAGCTGCGCCAGCACCCGAAAGTGGCGCAGGCCATTTATGGCCCGAACGGGACGGCGGGAATTGTCACCCGCGAGCAATTGGCCGCCGCGCTGGAAATCGAGGAGGTTTGGGTGGGTCAGGGCTGGGTCAATACCGCCAAACGCGGCCAGGCCGCCAGCCTGAGCCGGTTGTGGGGCAAACACGCCGCCGCGATCTACCGGGACCGGCTGGCGGATACCGGGCGCGGCACGACGTTCGGCCTGACCGCGCAATGGGGCGAACGGGTCTCCGGCAATATCCCTGATGAAGACATCGGATTGAAGGGCGGCCAGCGGGTGCGCGTCGGCGAATATGTCAAGGAGGTGGTGACCGCGACCGACCTGGGCTACTTCTGGGAAGACGCGGTCGCCTGAGCATGAACGCCGAACTGGTCGCCACGTTTACCGATGTCGCCGCTGGACTGCTGGTGACGTTCGGCGCTCCGGCGACGCTCACTCATGCCGCGACCACTGCGCCGATTCAGGCCCTTCTGGAATCGGCGGTGGCCCCGGTGGGCGAGTACGGGGAATTGATGGAGTCCCGCCACACCATCACCGTGCTACGCACCAGCGGCGCGGCAGTTGGCGATACCGTGACCCTCAATAGCGCGGTCTGGCATCTGGCGCAACTGCTCGATGATGACGGTTTCACCCTGAAATTTGCGGCGCGGGATAGCGCATGAGCGACGCCAGTTTAGCGATTGCCGCCCTGGAGACCGCGTTGGCCGCTGTGGCCCCGGTCCGCACTGGACGCGCTGCCCTGGAAACCACCAGCGCCGTTTTGCCGGTCATCACGATTTGGAGCACGGACGACCGCCCGTCCGCTGATCCCGGCTATGGGTCAGTGATGCAGTACACCCGAACGGTCGTCATTGAAGCCAAAGCCGCCGCAACCGAGACCTATCACACCGCCCTGGATGACGTTCTGACCGGGATTCGCCGGGCGCTGCAAACCAGCCCGGACCACCCGGAATTGTTATCTGGCTACGCCACCGCCGTGCGCCAGACCGGCGTCCGCTTCTTCGCTCCGGCGGATAACGGCGCGGTCGCCATCCTGCAACTTACCCTCGAAATCGACTACCTGGAACGGCTCTGAGCCGTTGGAGAACCCGCTATGACCCTTGCTGTCGCCTCCCGCGCCACTTACCTGAACTGCGCCTTCAAACCCGGCATCTGGGCCGGCGACGTAGAACCGACCTCGTTCTACGATCCGGTCAATTTCACCAAGCTGGAAATCAGCAGTCAGACTCAGGAATCCGACGATCTGATCTCCAACATGGAAGGCAGCATCGGCGAAACCCTGGCCTCGGTGAACAAGCCGACTGAATCCGCCGCGCTCTCGGCGGAAGCCAACTACATGCCTCCCGCGCTGTTCGGCCTGCTGCTCGGCGCGGACATTACCGAACTCAGTCAGACCGCTGGCGACATTACCGACGAAGCGATCACCGCAGTCGTCGGGGTGTGGGTGCCGCTCGCCAACAAATACCTGTCCACCACCGGGATCAGCGCTAAAACCGCCGCCGATGTAGCAGTGGCCGCCAGTCATTACGCGATCGACACCATCAACGGCCTGTTCAAGGCGCTGGACGCGACCGGCGCGACCGTGACCAAGCTCAGCTACTCGAAAGCGGCTCGCACCGGCGAAATCTACAAGGGCGGCAAGGCCAAATCGAGCTACGTGAAACTGGTCGGCACGGGCACGGAAAAGGTCAGCCAGAAACGCTGCCGGCTAGTGATCCATAAGGTCAACCTGGCCGGTTCCGGGGCGTTCGACCCAGTGACCGGCACGTATGTCGCCGGGACGTTTGCCGGAAAATTACTGACTCCAAGCACCGAAACTTCGCCCTGGAGCTATGAGTACCTTGATTTAGCGGCGGCCTAATCATGGTCGAATTCCTGATCGTATTCGCCATAGCGTTTTTGTTCGGCGCTTTTGTCCAGCTCCAGATTGATAAAGCCGCTTTCGAGGAGCTGAAAAGCAAGGCGGTGAATGAGCTTGACGCCATTGAACGAAAAATACAGGACTGTCGCTAATGGCCATCACCCTTGGCGCACTCACTCTGCCGGCCGGTCTGGCGTGGCAGGATGAATTCGCCTGGTCCCCGGTCAGCGTCAGCAGCAGCTACAGCCTGACCGGGGCGCTGATCGTTGAAGTGGCAACGAAACAGGCCGGACGTCCGATCACGCTCATCGGCCAATCCAGCGGCAACGACCACACTGCTTGGATCACCCGCGCCAATCTGCTGACCCTAAAAGCGGCGCTGGAAACCGCCGGCACGACCTTCACCCTGACCCTGCACGACGCCCGCACCTTCAGCGTCATCGCCCGCCCGGATGACAGCAGCCCGGTGGAGGCGGAGCCGTTGCCAGTGTTCGGCAGTTTTCTCCCTGCTAATCCGCAAAGCGCCGACTGGTATGTGTTGCGGGCGGTGCGGCTGACAACGGTTTAGGACTCGCCATGCCCATTCAAGAAGGCAATATCGTATTCGTCGAATCGCAAATCATGGATGACGTGCCCGAGGGCGGGGGGGCGGCTACTGGCAACATCATTCCCGATGGCATGATGAACAATGTGTTCGAGGACATTTCCGACCTGGATCGCGCCTATGGCCGGTTTAATCTGCGGAAACTGTTCCTCGCCGTCCGAGCGCTCAATACCGACCTGTATGGCGGGGCGAAAACCGTCATCACCGCCTTGCCGACCGATCCGGCGCTCGGCTACACCCTGTTTACCACCAACAGCCCGTGGGATACCCGTGCGACTGCCGCCGCCCGAGTCGAGGCGTATCTGTATAAAGGGCCAGCATGGCATGGTGTCCTGAACGAGAACCACATCACCGGGATGCGGGCGATCAATATCGTCCAGCGGCTCAATACCGAACTGCCGCCGCTCGGGAAAACCCTCTGTTTGGTGCAAGACGAGGGATTGGCCGGTCAGAAAGAACAATATGTGCGCGTAACCAAAGTTACGGCGGTAGTCACGACATTTGAGGACGACAAGGGCGAATTTCAGCGGCTGATTGTTCGGCTGGATTTGTCCGACGCGCTGCGTTACGACCTCAACGGCCACACCGTCAACCGGACGGACAACTACAACTACACGGGCAAAACCCGGATTCGCAACACCACGGTAGCCGACGCCACCAAATACTACGGCAGTCAGTATTTGGCCGAAGCGGCGAACATCGGCGATCTGACCGTGCGGGCCGCGAGCATCTTTACCAAGCTCGTTCCAAGCGCCCAAACCGAAACCCCGCTGGTGAATCAACCGTTGGCTGAGGCGAAAATCCCGATTCTCGCCAGTCGCGCCTCCGCCCTGACCTACACCGTCGCCGGCGCAGTCATCGCGCCCAATGGCCGGTTCGTGCTGGACACCGGCGCATTGCCCGGCAGTATCAGCGTCACCGTCGGCAGCGCGGTTATCACCGACGACAGCGCCGGCAACGCGATCCGCAACAGCGTCGTCGTCGGATTATGGGATTACGCCACCGGCGAATGCCTGTTCAACGCCAGCGCTCCAAGCGCCAGCGGTACGGCGACCGTGACCTATATCCCGGCGGCGGCGGTGGCTCAGCAGTCCCATACCCTGGCTCTTCCGGTCACGGCGGAGAACCGTCGGCTGAACTGGATTGAAACCCTGGCGCCGATTCCGGCGACCTCCACGTTTGACCTTGCGTACCGCGCTCAGGGCAATTGGTACGTGCTGCGCGACAACGGCGCCGGCGTGATCAGCGGAACCGATGCGACCTTCGGCGCGGGGACGCTCAGCTATGTGACCGGGGTTATGTCCGTGACGTTGGGCGCGTTGCCCGATGTCGGCAGTCAAATCATGCTGACCTGGGCCAGCCCGGTGCATACCACGATTCGGGCGGGCGCGACCAGCGACGCCGCCACTACCCTGACCACCGAGATCACGCTAGAGCATGGTCCGCTGCAACCGGGTAGCCTGACGATAACTTGGTATCAAAGCGCAGTCGCCAAGACGGCCACCGATACCGCCGGGATTTTGTCCGGCAACGGCATTTCCGGCAGTGTCGATTATCTGTCCCGCATGGTCCGCATTATCTGGGGGTCGGTACTGCCGGATCGCGCCAGCGGCATCGCTATCGCGTATTCGTCGCTCACGGAAACTGACCCCGGTACGCCGATGATCGTGGCCGGAACTCTGACTGCCAGCGTTCCTACGGGGTTCTCGTTTGGCCGGTCGGTAGCGCCGGGGTCTATCCGCATTACTGACCTGCCGGTTCAGATTGGTGGGGTTAATCGACTGCTGGCTGTGGTCGATTACTCGCAGGGTATTCTTTATGGCCGTATCCAAACCAGTGAGTTGAATCTTTATAGCGCCCGCATCGCCACAATTGATTATGGAACAGGGGTGGTCACGTTTGAGGAGAACGCCATCACCGTGAGTTACTGGAGTACCACTAATTGGATTGGTTGGTTGGATGCGTCAGAGGCTATCGTTCTCCGCACGGGCGTTCCGTTCGGCTACAACATCCTGGATGCGAGCAACGGCACACCAACCGCGCAAAGCCAGACCTTCACCAGCGCCGAAGCGGGCGTTCAGGTGAATTTAACCGCGACCATCCTTGACCCGCTGGTCGCCAATGCGCTGCGGATGCGAGTCGGCAGCACGGTCTACGCGGATCGCAGCGGCGTTCTGACTGCCGCGATCAGTCCGGCGACCGGCAGCGGAACGCCGGCTGGCAGTATTGACTACGAAAGCGGGATCGCAACCCTGACCTGGTGGCCGGACGCGACCGCCACGACCCTCGCGGTGGATGCGCTACTGACCCGTTACGGCGATTGGACGGCCACCGAGGCGTCTTTCCGCACGACCCTCGCTCCGGTCAAATCAGAAGCGCTGTCGATTGTGGCCGTCACCAGCGACGGCGATCAGATTACCGGTGCGGCGGACCCGGACGGGGCGATCGTCGGCGATTGGATGCGCGGGACGTTTGATTATGAGCAGGGCTGCGGCCTGGTCGAGTTTGGCCATCTGGTCAGCGCAGTCTGGACGCCCCGCGAGGTGGACCCGGCCACGATTCGCTACAACGCTGTCGCCTACTCCTACCTGCCGCTGGACGCCAATATCCTGGGCATTGACCCGGTGCGGTTGCCCAGTGATGGCCGGGTGCCAATTTACCGCCCCGGCGATGTCGTCATGGTGCTGCACACCGCCAATGCCGCTCCGGCGACCATTGCCGACGGTGGAACGCTCAGCGCCGGGCGAACCCGCCTGGCCTGGGTGCGGGTCATCGACAACGCCGGCGCAACCGTGGCCGGCGACCTGTACACCCTGGATCGCGCCGCCGGAATCGTGACCGTCCCGAGCGTGGCCGGACTCGCTCAGCCGCTGACCTTGCGCCACACGGTGGGCGATCTGCGCCAGATTACCGACGCCCAAATCAACGGGCAACTGACCTTGGCGCGGCCGCTGACCCACGACTACCCAGCGGACACCTCGTTAGTAGCGGCCTGCCTGATTCACGGCGACCGGCGGGCGCGAGTATCAGCGGTCTGGGATCAGGCGTCCTGGAACGGCACGTGGACTGATTCGCTCGTTGGGTCCGCCGCCACCGCTACCCTGAACGTGATCGACTTCCCGATCACCGTGACCAATGAGGGTTGCGATACCGACCGCTGGTTGCTGCGCTGGACCTCGACCACGACGGTTGAGCTGATTTCTGAGCGTCGCGGCCTGGTCTGGTCTGGCAGTTTCCCGCCCTACGTCAGTGGGACGCCGGTTGATATTGCGCCGATTAACCCACGCACACGGGATAGCGAGGGGCTGAACGGCGTCGCCTGGTTGACGATCCCGCAGCGGGCCAATGGCGGTGGATTCAGCGCAGGGAACGTAGTGTTCATCATCACTGTAGGCGCGATTGCCGACCTGTGGATCGCCCGCAGCATTCAGCAGTCGGATGAACCGGATGGCGATGGCGCGGATGGCTGCGAGCTGTACGCGCTCGGCAACATTGATCGGCCGTGAGGTGACGCATGGACATCAGCCCTAAACATGCGGCCGCGGTAATCGATGCGTGCAGGATTCCGGCGCTGCAAGCACGCCTGGAGCTGCTGGACCGTAACAACCCCGGCCCGGCGCATCTGGATTTCTACCCGGACCCGCGCCCTGATCCGGGCGCAACGCCGACCGGGAGCGTGGTGGTATCGCTGGACTTGGCCGCAACCGCCGGCGTGGTCGATACCGACCTGTTCCAGATCCAATTAACCGTGCCGCTGGAGGAGCAGATCACCGGGGCTGACCCGGCGACCGGCACGACCGTGACCTGGGCGCGACTGGTGGACGGGGACGGCGATTGGTTCGCCGATTTGAGCGTGAGTGATGAAGCGGGGAGCGGGGAGGCCAAATTGCAAACCGTCCTGCTGTACAACGGCGCGTATTGCCGGCTCACCAGTGCTGTGTTTCAGGGGTAGGGTAGGGTATGGCCTTCATCGATCCACATGCCGCTAGTGTAGGGCTGTTACTGCCGTTTGAGGGGGCAAACACGGCGGTTTCGGCGTTTCGGGAGTTCTCCCCCAACCCACGACCGATTATCGTGGGTGGCAATACTAAGATCAGCGCTACAACGTCAAAATGGGGCTACGGCTCCGGGTATTTTGACGGGAGCGGCGATTATCTGCGGGTCCCGTATGCCAGTACGTTGTCTATCAGCGGAGATTTTACCTTGGAGGTATGGGTGAACGCCTCCGCGTCGCCGCCCGCCAGCATCGGAGCCATCGTCGGTCAGGACTACGGCAGCGGGACCACGCCGTTTTTGCTGGCGCTGCTCAACGGCAGCGGTAATTGGAGTGCGGCGTTTTATTCGGCCAGCACCTCAGAGTGGAATGCGGTTAACGGGCTGTCGTGCGGGACAACGCTGGCGTTTGGGGTGTGGTACCACCTGGCGATTAGCCGCGCTGGACAGGTTTATCGGGCGTTCCGGGACGGGGCGCTGATTAGCAGTGTGACCGCGACTAATAATCCCGCCAGCAAAACCGTGGAATGGGTGATCGGGGCGGCGCGAAATTATAGCGGCACCCCGTTCAAGGGGTTCCTGCAGGACATGCGATTTGACCAGTACGCCCGCTATACCGCTCCATTTACTCCGCCAGGACGGCTGGTGGTTCCGACCCTGATGGGTTATGTGCCGACGACAACGATCACCGGTAACGTCATTGTGTCCGGCAACGGCGGCGCACAACTGGTCGTGATTCGGGACGTGGCGACCCGCGAGCTGATCGCCACCGCAGTCCCCAACGCCATGACCGGCTCATGGACGGCCAACATCCCCCCCGGCGATTACGACATCAGCTATTTCGCGCCCAATTGCCAGCCGATTTGCCACGGGCCGTACACCGTCACGGCCTGATTTATGGCCTACCTTGCGCCCGCCCTTAGCGTTCAGGTTGTTCTAGCGGATAGCTATACCGCGCCAGCGCTGTCCGTTCAGGTCGTTCTCGGCGCGGAAATCAACATCATCGCCGGAACGCTCAGCGCAACCCTTCCGGCGCTCGATTTGCCGCTGACCTTTGCCGGAACCGGGGAGCGGGATCGCAATTGGTTATGGGCAGCACTGCCGGCGCTCGATTTGTCGCTGGCCTTCCGGGCGCGAGAACGCAGCATCACCATCGCCCTGGCGGTGGATTTGCCGCCGCTGGATTTACCCCTCGCCCTGGCCGCCGCTGGCGATTACCTTCATTCCGCGCAGGCGCTGGCGACGCTGCCGGCGCTGGATTTGCCCATCTCCCTGTCCGCCGCCGGAACGCAGGATTTGGCCCTGCCCGACGCCGATGGCCCACGCCTGGCGACTGGATCGGCGCAAATGCTGCACAGCGTCACCACGCTCGCCCTCGCCCAGCAGCCGATGCAGCCGACGGTCCGCCCGGTGCTGGCGTGGGCGCAAGCGGCGGAACCGATCCGGGTGGGCGCTCGGCTCTTGCAGCAGCATGGCCTGCCCCTGCATCGCCCACTGGCGGATCGAGCCGCGCAGGGGTTGCCGTTGGGGTTTGGTGCGCGGGCGGCGCATACCGACGCGCTGCGGATGCGCCGGCCACTGGCGGAACGGGCGGCGCACGGTCTGCCGATTCGGGCCGTTACGGGAATCCCCGCAGCGGAAACGATCCGGACCCGCAACCGGCTGGCGGAATCCGTCCAACAGGGGGCGCCGCTGGCGCTGCGCTTGCCGGTGGGCCAGCACCAGGCCCGCGTCACGGCATCGCGCCTGCATCTGCGCTGGACCGACGCGGCGGACCTTGCGCCGGGCCGCTGGTGGCCGTTCTATGAGGTGCCGTCGCTCCTCCTGCCGGTCGTCCTGACGCCTTCCTACACGCCCCGCCCGTTGCACTGCCGGATCGCGCTCAGTTGGACGTGGATCGCGCAGCCGTATTGCGCCGGGTTTGACCCGGACCCGAATCCGGGCATTGTCATTCCCGTTCAGGAGGTCTACATCGTGATCAATAATTTCAGCCTGGTGCGCGTGGACACGGGGCAACCGGTGGATGCGCGGGACTTTGAGGCCAGTATTGACGCCAGTTCGTGGGTCTGGTCGTGGTCGGCGACGATTCCCGCCAGCCAACTGCCCCTGGTCGCCTCGCCGGCGTTGGGCGAATTCGTGGAGTTGCTGGCGACGGTGAACGGAACCGGCTTGCGGCTGGTGGTGGAACGCTACACCCGGGATCGGGCGTTCGGCCAATCCAGCCTCAAGGTTTCCGGTCGTGGCCGAGCGGCGTGGTTGGCTGACCCGCATTCGCCGATTCAAACCGTGATGAACACGGAAACCCGCACCGCGCAGCAGCTCCTGAACGATGCGCTCACCGTGAACGGGGTCAGCATCGGTTGGGCGGTGGACTGGCAGTTGCAGGATTGGAGCGTACCCGCCGGAGCATGGAGCTACACCGGCACCTATATCGAGGCGGCCATCCGCATCGCTGAATCCGGCGGCGGCTATGTCCAGGCGGATCGCACTGCTCAGACCCTGCACATCCTGCCCTATTACCCGGTCGCGCCGTGGCTGTGGGATGCGGAGACGCCCGACCTGACCTTGCCGGATGCGGTCTGCGTCACCGAGGGCATCGAATGGCTCGATAAACCCCCATACAACGCTGTTTATATCGTCGGCGGCGACGGCGGACGGCAGGATTTGGTAAAACGCGCCGGGACTGCCGGGGACCGGTTAGCGCCGACCGTCGTAGACCCGCTGGCGACAGCCACCGCGATGACCCGGCAATGCGGGCTGCGCGTCATCGCTGATACCGGACGCCAGGCGCTGGTCAGCGTGAGCCTGCCGATTTTGGCGGAGACCGGGATCATCCTGCCGGGGACGCTGATGCATTACACCGAGCAGGGTGTGCCCCACCGGGGGCTGAGCCGGTCTGTCGCTATCAAACCCGGATTCCCTACCATTCGGCAAACCATCAGGATCGAAACTCATGAGCTGGAACCCGTATAGCCGTTTGACGCAACTCTTGGCCGGCCCGCCGCTGGATGTGGGCGTGGTGCTGAGTGTGGAGGGCGATGGCGTGATCGTAGAGCTGGTGTCCGGGGCGCAGATTCGGGCGCGGGGCGTGGCGACGGTGGGCGCTTGGGTTTATGTGCGCGGCGGCGTGGTGGAAGGTCCGGCCCCGGCGTTGAGCGGCACGACAATCGAGGTGTGAGATGGCGGATCGAAATCTGGTTTTGCAGTTATTGATCACCGCCAAGGACGAGGCCAGCGGCATTTTTGGCAAAATTTTCAAGGGACTCAACGACAGCACCAATATCATTGCGACAAAAGTGCGCGCGGCGTTCACCGGGTTATTTGGCGGCGGTTTGGATAGCGCCATTGAGTTTGAGGCGCAGCTTTCCAAGGTTCAGGCCAAGGGCGGATTGACTAAGGAAACGATGGCGGAACTCAGGCAGGTCGCCATCGACATGGGCGCTAAGTTCGGCGTTTCCGGTACGGAAGCGGCCAAGGGGATGGAATCGCTCGCTGCCGCCGGCCTGGACGCGCAGCAGATTATCCAGACCTTGCCGTCAGTCATGGCCCTGGCGAAAGTCGAATCGATTAGCATGGATGACGCCAGCGCCAAACTGGCAAACAGCCTGACTGCGGTGGGTCTTGGCTTCGATCAGGCGGGGCGCATGGCGGATGTACTCAGCAAGGCGGCGCTGGAATCCACCACCAGCGCCAGCGCGGTGGCCGAGGCGTTGTCCGTTGCCGGAGGCATCGCAACCAGTAGCGGATTATCGTTTGAGCAAGCCGCCGCCGCACTGACCGCGCTGGCGAAGGGCGGCATTGAGGGGAGCAACGCCGGAACCGCGCTATCGGCGATCCTGACTCAACTGATCAACCCCGCAAGCACTGCCAGCGTTGCCCTGAACAATCTCGGGATCAGCAGTCGTGATTTAGGCGAGGTGATTGGCGCATTGCAGCAACGGGGCGATGCGGCCAATACCGCCATTCTGGCGTTCGGCGAAACCGCCGGTCCGGGCCTGCGGACCCTGATCACGCAGGGCCAAGCGGGGCTGAACGATCTGACGGCGGCGATGCAGAATGCCGGCGGATCGGCGCAAGCCACGGCTGACACGATGGGCGGCAATCTGCAAGGGGCGATGAATTCGCTCGTTGCGGCATGGGACAGCGTTAAAACTGCGCTGTTTGACCCCGTGCTGGAACCGCTCACCAAATCCGCCAATGATTTCGCCAGCGCCCTGAATACCAACCTCAAGGACGGCGCGTTAAAGCCGGTTCAGGAGGCGATTAAGAGTTTCGCCGAAAACAGCCTCACTGCGGTTCGGGAGTTTATCGGCTCTTTCGATTTTACGACTGTCATCCCCACCCTCACTGATTTTGCCGCCAGCGCAAAAGAATCATTCGGCAATATCGCCGATAGCGGACGGGCGGCGGCGGATACCATGACCGTCGCCTGGAACGCTGTAACCATCATTCTGCGCGGCATCGGCATCACCCTGGCCGGGTTTAGCACGACTGTCATCACGACCGTAGAGAGCCTGTCGTTTGCCCTAAACGCGATGGGGTTGGTGTCCGATACCGTTCAAGCCCGCCTGGCGGCGATGGCGACCAGTAGCCAGAACTATGTTGTCGAGATGCGGGACAACATCGTCAAGGACAGCGAGGAGATGGGAGCGGCATGGACAAGACTGACCTCAGAAACGGATAAAACCGCCGCCGCGAATCGGCGCCTTAAAGAGGCGTTGCCGGCGCAAGAACTCAAAAGCATTACCTATTCGCTGAATGATTATGCGCGGCTCGCCAGTCTGGCCAATATCGCTACTGAAAAGGCGCGTAAGGAGTACGAGGCGGGAAAAATCAGCGGCGCGGCGTATGCGGTGGCGATCCAGAATGCAGCCGAAGCCAATACCGCCCTGGGTCGGGCGACCGATGCCGCAGCAGCGGCGGCGGAGCAGGCGAAGGGGAAAACCAGTGATCATGCCAAGGAATTGCAAGGGCAAATCGGGCAACTGGAAATCGGCGTAACCCAATCCAAGAAGTATGCCGATGCGGTTGAAGGTGTGGTC